ATCTAGTAGAAGATATCAAAACACTGTTCGTAGAACAGACACTGGACACACGAATTGAGGCAGCTTTGCCGCTGTTGGCCAGAATACAACAACAAGGAACTGCAATGAAAGAAGCTGAAATTTTTGAAAACTGGGTAAATCAAGTTACCGAAGGCACATGGACCGTGCCCGAAACTCCTGAACAAGAGAATAAACTGCGTGAGCTGCTTAGTACTGAGCTGATCGTTGGGGCAGATGCAATTGATGCCACAGAACAACTGTACGATCTAATCGGTGATGATCAATTGTTTGATCAATTGGCAGAAATTGCCAAAGATGATCCGTCTGCTGATGTTAGACAAGTGGTGATTGATCGTTTGCAAGAGTTAGGATACGATTTAGGAATTGAATCAGCAGATCAGGAACCGCCACTCAGTGAAAGTCGCGTGCTCGACGAAGCCGGTGAGACTTTTGGTCACATTTTGTCTCGTTTCAAACACGAAGTCAAACGATTTGAACAAGGCGACGAACTGGACAGTGATTTGTACGAAGCACTGTTTGACTACTACTCAGATCACGGAGAAATCCCTTACGGTATAGCCAAAGGTCGAGACGGAGATCCGTTTGAATGGGTTACTCAACGTCTGGTTCAAGACCTTGGTGTAAAAGAAGCAGACAACGTAGGCACGTTTGAAATGGCTGCTAGCCTGACCGGACACGGTGAACCTACAGTCGAAGGTGCTTGCAACAACACCATGGAAGGCGAGTATTGCCCATCACACGGTCTTCAGGAGTGCGGCGGAATGATGGAAATGGGCACTGTAGCAGGTGGTATGGCCCCTGTTATCGGTGGGCATGGTGTAGCAGAAGGCATGCTGGATAGTCCCGGGGCAGAAGACAGTCCGGTTGCGCAGGCAATTATCCGCAGAATTTTATTACAGCGTACAGACCTTTTGAGCAAGTACGGTCCAGAAAAGGTCGGACAAGCAGTTGATGAAGTTGCTGGTTTTGTAGGCGATGTAGACGAAATTGGATCCAGTGATGTATCTGGTTGGATTCGTCATGTTGAACAGATGTTGGGCAACATGGGCGAAGGTGTGGCGGAAAGCCCATTGGATCCGCTAGCAAGATTAAAATCCTTGGCTCTACGCAAGTAACATAAATAAACGCATCAAAGAAGGGCGTGTAGTGGCATGCCCTTCCGTAAACAACTAGTTAGGCAAAACACTCTACCGTAATGGTAGGAAGCACAGACAGGCTGTGTTAAAATAACCTTGTAGGCAGCATTTAAGCAAGTCTTAAATTTTTTAATCATATTAACGCACATGAAAGGCAACACAATATGGCATCCTTAGCAGAAATTCGCGCCCGTTTACAGGCAGCAGACAACAAACAACCAGGCAGCACAGGCGGCGGCGACAAGTCGATTTATCCGCACTGGAACATGGAAGAAGGGCAATCCGCCACACTACGCTTCCTACCTGATGGTAACAGCAAAAACACATTCTTTTGGATCGAACGAGCAATGATTCGTTTGCCATTCAACGGCGTCAAAGGCGAGATGGACTCCAAGCAGGTCATGGTCCAAGTACCTTGCGTTGAAATGTGGGGCGAAGCTTGCCCAATCTTGGCTGAAGTCCGTACTTGGTTCAAAGACAAATCACTTGAAGACATGGGTCGCAAGTACTGGAAAAAGCGCAGCTACATCTTCCAGGGCTTTGTGCGAGAAAACCCGATCGGTGATGACAAGACGCCAGACAATCCAATCCGCAAGTTCATCATTGGCCCACAATTGTTCGCAACTATCAAGGGTGCCCTGATGGATCCAGAACTGGAAGAATTGCCGACAGATTTGATGCGCGGCCTGGACTTCCGTATCAGCAAGACAAGCAAAGGTGGGTATGCTGATTACTCTACATCCAAGTGGGCACGTAAAGAGTCGGCACTGACCGAAGCTGAACAAGCTTCAGTAGACACACACGGCCTGTTTGACTTGAGCACATTCTTGCCCAAGAAGCCTACTGCAACAGACTTAGCAGTGATCAAAGAAATGTTTGAAGCTAGTGTAGACGGCCAACCGTACGACACAGAGCGCTGGGGTCAGTATTTCCGTCCGGCTGGTGTCAATGCACCTGCAGGCAGCACTGACGAATCAGCTGCACCTGCTCCGGTTGCAGCTACACCACGTCCTGCCCCAGTAGCAGCAGCACCAGCAGCAGAAGCTGCACCTTGGGAAGCCGATGCTGAAGAAGCCTCAACAGCACCTATTACCAAGCCAGCAAGCGGCAACCAAAAAGCCGAAGACATCCTTGCGATGATTCGCGCTCGTCAATCCAAGTAAAGGTAAATGCTTACATGGCCTGGCCATGTAAGCATAACTATCATGCAATTTAAACTAGAATTTGAAAATTCGCAAGAGTTTATTCTGTTTGATGTTCTGTATAACCATGACATAATTGAATGGTTTGTTGACAAAGCAAACAGTAATAATCACAATTGTTTTGCAGCTCCGTCGATAGCACAAGACTGCGATCAAAGATTGAATGATGTGCATTGGTCGTTGAGTAAAACCAACGAGGTATTATGGTTGTTGTGTGGCGAAAAGTTTTCCGAAAAAGACAATCAAATTGATTACTTAGATCAAAGTTTTCTAAATCGTCAGCACGAAGTTTGGGTAAAGTCACAGAGCTATATAATAGATATTGATCAACTAAGACAATCAAGTGACCATCGTCGAGCAAAAATAGGCAGGACTTTACACGATGCGTATCCGGACGAAATACGTAAAATAAAGCTAGCAGAAGCAATGATCAAGCTAGGGTACATTTATCCTTACGAAGAAGTAAACTTAACGGTACATCGTTTAGAAGGTCTTTTTGAAAACAATCTAGAATTCAAAGCAGATACAAAGTGGCAAGTGTTTGATAATCCGTTTATATCAACTATGGAATCCAACAACGACGTTGTAAATTTCGGATTTGGGTATACGTATGTAGGACGCCAGTACTATAACAAATGGAAATGTTTTGACACCAAGTTAACCCACAAAGATCACTACAACTTTGAATCATTGGAATGGGCATTCCAGGTTAATTTAGCTCGTCCTGAGACTATATCGCACAGCAAAGAATTTTTGTCTTGGTGTTCAGCGCATGCTATTCCGCCAGTGACTACTCAAATTCCAATTGCTAATGCAGTTGATTTAGAAAACAACTTGCATAGATACCGAACAATATTGTATAAAAATTCTCAACAGAATAATAACGCAAAGTTAGTAATAATTTAAAAAGGTAATATCATGGGAAAACCATTCGACATTTCAAAATTCCGCAAGGAAATTACCAAGTCCATCGAAGGCTTGAGTATTGGATTCAACGATCCGACTGACTGGATCAGCACAGGCAATTATGCACTTAACTACTTGATCTCAGGAGACTTCCAGCGAGGTATCCCATTGGGAAAAGTCACTGTGTTTGCTGGCGACTCTGGGGCAGGTAAAAGCTATATTTGTTCTGGCAACATCATCAAACATGCACAAGAACAAGGTATCTTTGTGGTCTTGGTTGACAGTGAAAACGCTCTTGACGAAAACTGGCTCAAGGCCCTGGGCGTAGATACTAGCGAAAGCAAACTGCTAAAACTGAGTATGGCCATGATTGACGACGTTGCTAAAACAATTTCAACATTCATGAGTGACTACAAAGCACTACCCGACGGCGAACGCCCTAAGGTACTGTTTGTAATCGACTCGCTGGGCATGTTGTTAACCCCCACAGACGTTAATCAGTTTGAAGCAGGTGAGATGAAAGGTGACCTAGGCCGCAAACCCAAAGCGCTTACTGCACTAGTTCGTAACTGTGTCAACATGTTTGGTAGCTACAACGTAGGATTGGTTTGCACAAATCACACTTACGCGAGCCAAGACATGTTCGACCCTGATGACAAGATCAGCGGCGGCCAGGGCTTTATCTATGCCAGCTCTATTGTTGTTGCTATGAAGAAGATGAAACTGAAAGAAGATGCTGACGGCAACAAAGTTTCAGAAGTAAACGGTATTCGTGCTGGTTGTAAAGTTATGAAAACACGTTACGCTAAACCGTTCGAAGGTGTACAAGTCAAGATTCCTTACACAACTGGTATGAGTCCTTATTCGGGTCTAACAGACTTGATTGAAAAGAAAGGTCTGCTCAAGCGTGAAGGCAACAGCTTGGTGTTTACTTCGGAAGGTGAAATTGTCAAGAAGTTCCGCAAAGCGTGGGAAGCCAATACAGACGGTTGCTTGGATGTGGTCATGAAAGACTTTGCGAACCAAACCGCTGAGGTAAGTACGTCAGAAACTGAAACCGAGGAGGAATAATGACTTCAGAAGTAGCAAGCGAAATTTGGGGCGAACTCAAGCGTTACGTAAACACCGTGGATCGTGCAGAAGCTGCTGAGACATTGGTAGCAGTGTTGATTGATCATGATGAAAGTGCAGAAGACATTCGCGATGCGTTTAAAAACGATGCAGATGTCAAACGTGCTCTTGCAACGTATCTAGACACAGACACTGGTTACGAAGACGAAGAAGAAACCGAAGACGACGACTCAGACAACGACTGGGAAGACTAAATGTGGTATTCCCGTGTGGTTGCCAGTCTGGACGCACTGCCCGATTTCATTCAGCACTACGAGCGCGAGCTAGACAGTGCTAGAGCAGACTGCAAGGTGGGCGGACTAGTCGAACGTAATATCAAAGAACTGCCGGGGATTACTGAGTATAGATTTAACCAGCTGCAAGAAATTGAAGCTGTGTTAAACTATCTCAATATTCAATTGCGCAAAATTCGTCGAAAGCACTTTCAAAAATATCTCGAAGGTTACGCTAGGGCATTGACCAGCAGAGATGCTGAGAAGTATGTGGACGGCGAAGACGAAGTTATCGACTACGAAACTATTATTAATGAAGTTGCATACTTGCGCAATCGCTGGTTAGGTATCATGAAAGGCCTGGATTCCAAGCAGTGGATGTCTGGTCATATTGTCAAGCTCCGTGCCGCTGGAATGGAAGATATTACGCTATGACTAGTGTTACTGGTGGTTTTGATGCTAGGTTGTATAAATAAACATATGGGGGAAGTATGTTTATTAACAACAAGTATTCAAGATGGTATAATGCCATCATCGAGCATAGGAAAAATAATACATTCAGCGGCTATGTTGAACGGCACCATATTGTTCCAAAGAGTCTTGGTGGCAGCAATAAGAAAGAAAATATTGTTGCTTTGACTGCAAGAGAACATTTTATCTGTCACCGCCTCTTGGTTAAAATGACCTCCGGAAAAGACAAAATGAAGATGTCCTTTGCTCTAAGAAACATTGTTAACAGAGAAAACAAATATCAACAACGTTACAAAATTAGTTCTCGAACTTATGCTGCTATAATCTCAACTACAAAAGCTAATATCTCCAAATATCAGTCTGGTGAAAATAATCCTTATTACGGAAAACAACACTCTGATGAGGTTAGAGAAAAGATGAGAGCTAAGAGGGCACTACAAGATCCTCCGCTACTAGGCAAGAGTCACTCCGTTGAGACTAAAGAAAAACTTCGTCAGGCAAACAAAAAACAATTTGAAGATCCTGCACAAATTGAGATGCGTAAAAAAATCACGCTGGCTCAAATGAAGGATCCAGCTAGGCGTCATGCAGCCGGAAACGGTAAGCGTGGGAAAAAGTGGTACCATTGTCCTATAACAAAAACCTGCTCTACATTTTCCCCCGACAAGGTTCCTCTAGGATATATAGAAGGAAGGATTATTAAAAAATGAAAATCGTACTTTGCACGGGGGGATATGATCCTGTTCACTCGGGCCATCTTGCTTACTTTCAAGCAGCACGTGAACTAGGCGATAAGCTAGTGGTTGGGCTAAATTCTGATGAATGGCTTGCTCGTAAAAAAGGCAAGCCTTTTATGCCTATGAGTGAACGTTTTGCACTAACTGCAGGACTGCGGGTAGTGGACGAAGTTATAACGTTTGACGATCAGGATGGGTCCAGTTGTGACGCTATTGTTCGTACAAGACTCAAGTACCCTGATGCTGAAATCATTTTTGCAAATGGCGGCGATCGCACTCAAGAAAACATTCCTGAAATGCGGTTGGCAGAGACACAGGTATCGTTTGCGTTTGGTGTCGGCGGCACGGACAAAAAGAACAGCAGCAGCTGGATCCTTGAAGACTGGAAGAAGCCCAAAACTGAGCGCACCTGGGGCTACTATCGTGTTCTGCACGAAGTTGGTAGCAACACCAAACTTAAAGAACTTACCGTTGCTCCTAAAACTTGTCTAAGTATGCAACAGCATGCGCAACGCCAAGAGTTTTGGTTTGTTGCAGAAGGGGTTGCTACGGTGTACACTCTTTACGAAGACAGCACAGACGCAGATGTAAAGTGTCAGTTAGAAATACATGAGCACACATTTATTGAATGTCGAGAATGGCATCAGTTGTGCAACGAAACTGATCAACCACTGAAACTGATCGAAATTCAATATGGGTCAGACTGTGTGGAAACGGATATTGTTCGAAAATGAAACCTATTCCTGTATTTGTTGGTTACGATCCTAGAGAAGCCATTGCTTACCACACCTGTGTAAACAGCATTATTCGTAACAGTTCGCAACCGGTGGCTATTGTACCAGTTGCTCTTAATTTGTTTCGCGACTATGCCGAAACACACACAGATGGATCTAACCACTTTATCTACACACGCTTCTTGGTACCTTACCTTTGTGATTTTACTGGTCATGCTATTTTCATTGATGGCGATATGATTGTGCGTGGTGATATTGCTGAACTATGGGCCTATCGCGATTCTGGTAAAGATGTACAAGTTGTCAAACATGACTATAAAACTTGCATGCCTGTCAAATACCTGGGCGCAAAAAATGAAGACTATCCTCGAAAAAACTGGAGCAGTGTAATACTATGGAATTGTAACAGCTTTCCCAACAGAAAACTTACACCTGACTTTATTCAGCAAAGCAGCGGTAGCAAGCTTCATCGCTTTTCGTGGATTGATGATGAACGTATTGGCGAACTCCCGCTTGAATGGAACTGGTTGCCTGATGAATACGGGCCAAATGCCACTGCCAAGTTACTGCACTACACACTTGGTACACCGTGCTTTCAGGAGTTTGCTGATACCCCACAAGGCAATGAGTGGCATCGTGAACGCATACTAACAGAGTACTGCCAGCAAAGGGCCACCGAATGATACTACCCCTTGCAGTGGTCGGTCGCAGTCCCACGGAAGAATACACACAACAGTACCCTGATCTAGTGGCTGCACTCAAGGCCAGCGTTGCTGATGCCCTGGCCTTGCATTATGAATTGCAGGAGTTGCAACAACAGTTTATAACTAACACAGACAAAGACAGCAAAAGACACAATAAAGCACTTGACCTGACTATACGAGAAAAAGAAGAAAGACTATTCAGACTAATCAAATTCAATGATTACCCTGCATTAGCAATGGCCGCATACCCTGAATCTACATTTATTACTGGGCATGATTATAAACGTCTCAAAACTCCTGTGTCTGATCCTATTCTTATTCGTGGCATTACCACAGGAGACTATGCCAAGCAAGCGTTGGCACATGGTCGCGACTTTTATTTTATGGAAACCGGATACCTGGGAAACTACCGTTGTGACAACAACACCACGGGTAGAAAAGTGTACCACCGCATTGAAAAGAACTCAATGCAACAAAGTCGCATCATGGACGTGCCCGATGATCGTTGGCGCGATCTAGTAAAGTTCAGTCCTGGCTTGCAATATAAAGGATGGAAAAAACCTGGCAGCAAGATTCTGTTGATCATGAGCACTGACAAACCGTTTGAATACTACGGACATGATCGGCAGACCTGGATCGACACTACTATTGCCACACTACGGCAGCATACTGACCGTGAGATTGTGATACGTGAAAAAGCTGGACGTGGTGAACGTACCAACGACACAATATATGATGCTTTGGACCAAGACATTTACGCTGTGGTTACCTACAACAGTATTGCCGCAGTAGAAGCTATTCAATACGGAATCCCTGCGTTCAGTTGCGCACCCACAGCAGCCAGTGCAGTCTGCACCGGTGATCTAACTCGAATCGAAACACCTGTAAAGCCCTCTGAAGATGTGATCTACAAGTGGTTGAGCAGTGTGGCTTACGGACAGTTTAGTCTAACAGAAATCCTAACAGGTCAAGCCTGGAGCTTGACGCAAGACAATGAGCAACGCCCAACCTTTAGTTATTAAAAGCTACCTAAGCAGCTTGCCGCGACACATCAACGGCGAAGAAAAAGTCAATGCACTCACCTTCTTTGCCGAAGGTGCTGCCCGTTGCGGAGATGCAGCAACAACCACACACAGTCAGGCCTACGAAGCCTGTGACGTAGGCGCAATCATTGGCAATGCATTTGATGCCAATCCAGGCAAGGTAGGACTTCCGCACTACAAAGTTCGCAAGATGGTAATGGAGCAACAAGCAGCTAGAAATCTCTATTGGCTCAGCATTGACAGCAATGTGTTTATCTATAAAGATCGACTGAATCCGCATCGTTATCTACGTTACAGCTTTAACGGTGTGTTTCCTGCTACCGGAATCTACTGCAACGACACGCCTGGCAGTCAAAACTGGGACAACATGCGCCGCCATTACAATATGGACCTGAAGCCTTGGCGCACCACTGGTCATCACATTCTGATCACGTTGCAACGTCCCATGGGTTGGAGCATGCGCGGCCAGAATCTAATGAACTGGCTGGAGAGCACGTTTTCTAACATCCGACGTTATTCTGATCGTCCTATTGTGATTCGTTGGCATCCTGGTGACTGGAAGAACTATCCCAAGTATGCTGGGATCTTGGCCAAGTACAATGCAACAGTGAGTCCGCAAGAGAGACACATTACCGAAGACTTGATCAACTGCTGGGCTTTGGTATGCCATAACTCAACTCCCAGTGCTGTGGCACCCATAGAAGGTATTCCTGCATTTATTACTGATGACCCCAGTTACAGTCAAGGTGGCGATATTGCCAACACAGACTTCAGCAGATTAGAAGCACCGCTCATGCCTGATCGTGAACAGTGGATTCGTAAGTTGGCTCAGTGTCACTGGAGTTTTGAAGACCTGCGTTCAGGACGCTGCTGGGCACACATGCGTCAGTGGGTTAAGTAGCAGCAGTTGTTTCATTGGTACTTGGCCTGTTCTTGACGGAATATGTCTAGCTCTTTGCGCTTGCCTTTGGCGCTCCATATACTGCTTTCTGGTCGCATGGCCCAATCAATGTAGCTCATGGGCAGCAGGCCTTTTCGATAGTGTGGAACCAGTTGATCTAGCACAAGCTGATCCAAGAACCAATAAAGATCATCTGCCTCTATACTGGCCTTTAATTCTCTTGCATAGTGTTGCAAGAAATCAGTACTGCCTTGGAGCCCATTAAACAACACAGCACCTGCCAGGTGTGTGCCATCTTTGGGTTTTTCGTACAAGTAAAAGTCTGCTGAGCCCAACTGATCTGCAAAAGGTTTTCTAACCAGTCCGTCTACGTCTATAGCCAAACAACGCTGCCCAGGTTGTAGTATTTTGGCCAATCGTACAAATCTAGTGCAAGCATAATAGGTTTGCTTGATCAGTTTTTGCAGTTCCGCAGCACCCAACGTTTGTCCTTTTTTGTACATTTGACGCTGACGTTCGTTGGTGAACGTGCTGCGTGTCTGCCAGTACTGTGTGATAGCGTTCCAGTCTACTGAATCTGTGTACTCGTAGGTACAACTGACTCTGGGTTGATTGCAAAAATCAATTTGGTCCTGACGTGGATTGTAGATATGAATATGTACACCCCGATCAGGTGTGTTGGTTCGGACGCTTTGGATCAAAGGACGAGCATGAGTATCAAAGTAAACAGGATCAGCAGCAGCGAACAAAAAGAATTGATCCTGCGCCAGCTTTCCGTGAAGTGGTGGCATTAACATAGTTAAATATTTAACTGTGATCAAAACCCTAGCTTATTTTCCCGCACAGGTTGCACTAAATGGCAACACTGTGATCAATGCTGTACTGGACCATGCGCAAGCTGCTGGTATACAAACCCAAGAAAACTCCTGGGACTCCGATGCCGCAGTAATATGGAGTGTGTTGTGGCACGGACGTTTGCAGACGAATCGGGCAGTGTACGAACACTATCGTGCTCAAAACAAGCCAGTGGTAGTAATAGAAGTTGGTTCATTGTACAGGGGCGATACCTGGAAGATTGCAGTTAATCATGTTAACGCTACGGGCTATTACGGTCACTTAGATAACTTGGATTGGGACCGCCCTCGCAAACTAAAGATCAGTTTGGCCACGCAACCAGGCACACGCCCTGAGATTGTTATTGCGGCACAACACCAACACAGCTTGATGGCACAACCTATTGCTCCTGTGGAACAATGGGTACATGATCAAATACAATTAATCAGAAACAATAGTGATCGTCCTATAGTAATTCGTCCACACCCTAGATCTCCGCTGAACATAACCAACTTGCCTCCGGGCGTGACACTACAAAGACCCAACCGGGTGGCTGGCACCTACGACAGCTATGACATGCATTACGATTGTCATGCTGTGGTCAACTACAATTCGGGACCTGGTATACAAGCTGCGGTAGCTGGGGTAAGACCCGTGGTCGATTCTACCAGTCTTGCATACCCAGTAGCAGTAGGTTATGCAGATCTAGAACAACCTTATCTAGTGGACAGAGACCTGTGGCTCACACAACTTTGTCACACAGAGTACACAGTAGAAGAAATAAAACAAGGCTTATGGCTAAACAGAATAAGATCAGCACTGACGGCGTAACAGACTGTGCTTGTGTAATACACAGCACAGGATACAGTTGGGACTATGTGGAACGACTGTACCGCATGCTGACCAGAGCCTTGCCAGGCGGCATCCGCATGCATGTGTACACAGAAGAATCTAGACCTGTACCGGCTCACATGATCAAGCATGTGCTGCATGAATGGCCTGGACTAAGTGGACCAAAACGCAGCTGGTGGTACAAAATGCAACTGTTTAATCCAGCGCACTTTCGCGGACAAATGCTGTACTTTGATTTAGATTGTGTGATTCTAAATGACCTGACCTGGGTCACACACCTGGATCGTCGTTTGTTTTGGAGCATAAGAGATTTCAAGTTTCTCCAACGTGCTAGCACTCAGTGCGTTAACAGCAGTACCATGTGGTTTGATACAGAAAGATTTTCGTGGCTGTGGGACAAGTTTTCTAGCGTGCCTATTGAACAAGCTCGAGCAGGATGCCAAGGTGATCAAGACTATATCAATCAGCACATTGATCCCAGTCAGCGTAGATTCTTTGAAGATCGTTATTTTCAAAGCTATCGCTGGCAATGCCTTGACGGTGGCTATGACTTTGTGTTTCGTCGCTATCACAAGCCCGGCACAGGTGTCACAATAGCACCTGACACTGCGGTGGTAGTGTTTCACGGCAACCCCAAACCACACGAAGTACGAGATCCTGCAATTGTAACACTTTGGGACTAGTTGACCGATAATTCCCATTTTGCTATAATACATGTATCGCAACAAGGAGTGGATATGAGCTACATTGTTTTCAAGCACAACAAAGAGTTTGGTCCCCGCAAAGGTCTTGAAGGCCCATTTCACTATCCCAACGGTCAAGTCTTGTACTACGATGCCCAAGAAGGAATGTACTACGATCCACTTACCGACTTTTTTGTGCCCTTGGACGAAGTTGCTGAACTGCAAAACATGATTTTTGCGGCGCTGGCCAAATGAAAGCATTTGCACGTGAGCTGGCATTACTGAAAAGAAAAGTAATACTTGCGTACTACCGCACCAACTTCACTGTAATGGAACTGGCAGTGATTGCAGGGGTCACAATCTGGTTGACTCGAATTGCCCTTTTTGCTATAATATACACATAGCAAAGCAAAAAGGATTCATAATGCAGTACACGTTGATTTCTGGTAATGGTAAAGTATACACTTTTTTCTTGCAATCTGTAGCTGAACTGTATCAACAAGCCTACGGTGGTGTTGTTGTTACGCAACAAGTTCTGAATACGCAAAAAGAGTTGACCAAATAATCCCAATTTGCTATAATAACAACATAGACAGTAAAATTCAACAGCACACTAAAGGAGCCAACCATGAGTGCAATTCGAGTCGTCAACGGTGTTTATCGCAACAAGCCTGTGAACAACCAGATGTTTACGCTGGTAGCAGGTTTCCAGTCCGGCGCCAAAGGCAGTTTTGTTACTGTGAAGAATGATGGTGTGTTCCCTAACTGCCCTGATACGATTCGTATCCGTGTTGACAATATCGCAGATATCGAGTACACTAGCGGCATGACTACAGAAACTGCCCAAGTGCAAGAACAACCCCGTGTGACAGAAACAGACGAACAAGCCATGGATCGTATCCGTGAGCGTTTTGACATCCTGCACGAAATGACCAAGGCTACAGTGTCTGGTGACATTCGTGCTATGATTGTGAGCGGTCCTCCAGGCGTGGGCAAGAGCTTTGGCGTTGAACAAGAAATTGAAAAAGCTACTTTGTTTGATCGCATGTCAGGCAAGCGACTGCGAGCTGAAGTTGTCAAAGGTAGTGCTACTCCCATTGGTCTGTACCAAACTTTGTACAAGTACTCAGACGAAAACTGTGTGATTGTGTTTGACGACTGCGACTCAATCCTGCTGGATGACGTGGCACTGAACTTGCTGAAGGGTGCCCTGGACTCGGGTAAAAAGCGCAAGATTTCCTGGTTGAGTGAAAGCTCAAGCCTGCGCCGCGAAGGCATCCCAGACAGCTTCGAGTTCAAAGGCAGTGCCATCTTTATCACTAACTTGAAGTTTGACAAGATGAAGTCGCAGAAACTGCGGGATCACTTGGATGCACTGCAATCGCGATGCCACTACTTGGACTTGACTCTGGACACCATGCGTGACAAGATTCTGCGTATCAAGCAAATTGCCAAAGACGGTGTGTTGTTTTCGGACTACGAGTTTGCACCCGAAGTTCAAGATGAGATCATTGACTTCATGGACGCAAATCAGAATCGCCTGCGTGAAATGAGCCTGCGTATGGCAATCAAGATTGCAGACCTGCGCAAGATGAGCGTGACTAACTGGAAGCGTTTGGCCGAAACAACTTGCATGAAAAGTGCCTAAGGAGTTGAAGAATGACATATATTTTGGTACTGTTTCTGCATGCTGGCATGCTGAGTGAAAAGGATAGTATGGCTCTGACCACAGTGCCGGGCTTTCGATCTGAAGTGGCTTGTCTGACAGCTGGTAAAGCCAGCTTGGAATTGGGCAAGCGCACCACTAAAGAAGTCAAGTTTGTTTGTTTGAAGCAGGATTGATCATGCTACGACTGTGGGAATTTTTCATACACGGTTGCTGGCACAAGTGGCGTGCTCGTAGTCTGGGTAATTTGGTCAATCGTGGATCCGATATACCTTATGGTACTCGCTACACTTACCAATGTGACAAGTGTCATCGTATCAAAATACTGGATGTGAAATGAAAGACATGCTGGGCCGTGATCTTGTGGTAGGAGACTTTGTGGTTTACTACAGCAATCTTTATGAAGTAAAATCATTAGGAAAGCCTCACCCGAATAGCCAGTGCGGCTCGGTCAAAATCATGATCTATCCTGCCAGCAAAACATCCAAACCTGTTCTAAAATATAGTAAAGAAATGGTTCGAGTGCCTGCCGAAGATGTCACAATGCATTTGTTAAAACAAGGACGACTATGACTGTGAAATACATTGCTAATCGAGCAGGCGATATTGCACTACCTTGGGAACCAGGCTTGCTAGAATGGTTGATTGCAAAGTACCCGTATTCGGGTTATGAAATAAAGGAACTGACAAATGTTTGAAATCTGGGACGGTGATTTGTTTTTGTACACGGTGGCAACTGAATACGAAGCCGACGAAGCTGCGGAATCAGGATTTGAAGTTCGTGAAGTGAGGGCAGCATGATCACATCACTATTTTTATATTGCTTGTTGGGCGGCGTATTGGCGGCTGCTGGCATTGATGTTGTAGAGAAACCCTGGCAGTTCTTGTGCATCATGGCTGTGGTAGCGTTTATTGATTTGAACAGCAAGTATTCAACATGACTGTGACAACGATTCCTCTTGACAGTGCCAATAGAATGTTGCGCATTGGTCTGGGCAAGAACGATGGTAACTGGTTCGCTCGTGTCGATCTATGGTGCGTAGGAATAAGGATAACAAAATGACCTGTACACATACAAGAGATACCAGTCGTTGGGTCACTAGAGATTATTTTGGTGAAGAAATTGACGGAGAGTGGGAATACGACAGTGTTTCTACCTGTGTTGACATCGACCTGCATCGTTACAAGTGTACCCAATGTGGTGAGGTCATGTACTACTCTGGTGCTGCTCGCGAATACTATGAAACAGGTGTAGATCGTAAAGGACTATTCAAATGACAGTGCCTGTTGAACGTACCAATGCAGTGATCTGGACTGAAAGCTTTTTGAAAGATCTGCTGGATCCCACAGTGACTCCGCGAGTGCCAAAAAGTGTACGTCAACAAGCTGCACACCTGCTGCGACACTATCCGTCACAGTGGGAAATGGATACCATTGCTGCCAGGGAAGACGGCGAAGCACACCCTGTGCAAATGAAAATATTTGGTAAAGGATTTACATAATCCTTTGCTGTAAGTTCCCCTGGGCACAAACGGTTGGCTCCGGCCCAGGGTTTTCAACAGGTACCCCCAAAAAGGTACCTGTTTTTTTGACTTTTTGTTGTGGTAAGTATATAATCAGTTATGATCAATGTGGTTGCGCCGCCGGGTTGTTACGGAACTTATATTGCAAGATGTTTGCATCACTACACGTCGGCTAATGGCGATTACTGTTTGGATTTTGATCAGTCAGGAAGCAGTCATTCATTTAGAAAAATAAATGACAGTGTTAAAAAAACAGCGATGTTTCATTGTCTATCAACAAACAATCTAGAACTTGATGCAAAGTCTACTGTAGTAATCACCGGGGACAATAGGCATTATCTTGACTACTACAACAATCAACTTTATAAACAATCGAAAGGTAACTTGACTGACTACCTAATAGGCCTGATCGGCTTAGAAAAAATTCAACTGCAACTGAAGCAAGGATGGGGATACCAAGGTTCATTTGACGCAAACACACCTAGATGGATAATTAGAGAACACTGTTCATTTTGGATATCTGATGCGTTGGTGCAGGCATTTAGCAATAGTGTGTATCTTTCAACTCCTCATGTGTATAGTTTTTGCTGCCAAGACTTATGGACCGCTGATATGTGGCAGTTAATAAACAATTTAGCAACAGTGCTATCACAAAAAATACATGCACCTAAGTTAACAGTGCAACACAATCATCAGATGTTTCTAGGGTGTCAACAATACCATGATATACAAATACAGTGCGAACAATTTGTACTAGATACTATCAACATGGTTGAATCGAACTCGCCGTGTACTAGCATGCTCGACGAAGCATATGTGCAACACACATTACGAAAACAAGGGTACGAGATACGGTGCCAAGATCTGGACCATTTCCCTAGATCAAGCAATCAACTAGCAAAAATAATATATGAAACAAGCAACAATAGTAATTAAAGATGAAGTCAACATCAAGATCGAAGGATTGGATATTGATGTACGCAAGAAATTGGTCAATACTTTCAAGTACGAGATTCCCGGAGCAAGGTATCAGCCTGCTGTAAGACTGGGGCGGTGGGACGGCAAGGTGGCATACTTTCAGCTGGGCGGCAGCACTTATGTAAATCTCTTGCCTGAGATCATTCCCATCCTTGAGCAATACGACTATGATATTGAGCTAGATGATCAACGAGAGTATTCTACCACGTTTGAATTTGCGAGCATGGCCGAAGATACCTTTGCAGCAACAGCCTGGCCATCGGGTCATCCCATGGTCGGACAGCCTATTATGTTACGCGACTATCAAGTGGAAATTGTCAACAACTACTTGCAAAACCCGCAGTGCATCCAAGAAGTGGCCACAGGTGCAGGCAAGACTCTAATGACTGCTGCCTTGAGCTGGAATGTGCAAAAATATGGTAGGTCAATTGTTATTGTTCCTAACAAAGATTTGGTGCGACAAACAGAAAAAGACTACATCAATCTTGGGTTGGATGTAGGTGTTTACTTTGGTGATCGCAAAGAGATTGGCCGAACACATACCATTTGCACTTGGCAAAGTCTCAACGTGCTGATGAAGAACTCAGTCAGCGGTGTAGCAGACTTTACCATCAGTGACTTTATTGAAGATGTGATCTGTGTTATTGTGGACGAAGTACACATGGCCAAAGCAGACGCACTAAAAACCATGCTTACAGGTGTTATGAGTCAGATTCCTATTCGTTGGGGTCTGACAGGCACAGTACCAAAAGAAAAGTTTGAAAGCCAAAGCTTGTTGGTTAGTCTAGGTCCTGTGATTTCAAAACTCAGTGCTAGCGAACTACAGGATCGTGGCGTATTGGCACAGTGTCATGTGAACATTGTGCAGCTGATTGATCACGTGGAATATGCAGAGTATCAAAGTGAATTGAAATATCTGCTGGAGGAAAAGGGCCGTCTTGACGCAATGGCAGGCCTAATACTTCAGATCAACGAAACTGGAAATACCTTGGTCCTAGTAGATCGAGTAGCAGCAGGCACCGAACTGGTGTCGAGACTAGGGGACAAAGCTGTGTTTGTATCAGGCGCCACCAAAGGCACAAAACGACAAGAGGAATATGATCAAGTGGCCAGTTCGACTGACAAAATCATTGTTGCCACATACGGAGTAGCAGCAGTTGGTATCAATATTCCGCGAATTTTTAACCTGGTACTTATTGAGCCAGGCAAGAGCTTTGTGCGTGTTATACAAAGTATCGGCCGCGGTATTAGAAAGGCAGAAGACAAAGACCATGTCAACATCTACGATTTAACATCAACCTGCAAGTTTGCCAAGAGGCACCTGACCAAAAGAGTACAATACTATAAGGAGGCCGGGTATCCCTATGAAAAAGAAAAGTTAGATTGGATGAAACTGGCATAAAAGATGCCTGACCAGTTTGCAAATGATTAAAAATATGCTATACTGTTATTAACTATACTGGAGATTATTCTGCGAATCCTCACACTCGACAACACTTATTACAATCTTGATCATTTGCCCGAAGAGGTAGATGACATGAGATTTGCTATCCTTGACAACTCAGATCCCAAGGATCCAGACTACCATTTTATTCCACTGATCTTCTTGGAAAGTTTTAATGCGCCGGCACTAGTCCTACGCATTGGCAACGCTACTATCAAAATGCCCATGGACTGGCAAATCTTGATCGGCGAACCTGATGTAGGCGATCTAGAAGTGCTACCATTGACCAGTATCAACGATCGTGGATTCAAAGTTTTTCAGTTTAATCCCTTGAGCAGCTATCGCCCTAGCTTTCCAGACATTGAAATCCTAGATGTGTATCACGAAGTAAACTGGTATGCTCCCAAACTAAAGAACGGACAAATGTTAGCAGTGCCCTTGAACGATGATGCAGAACCTGACTGTGTGTACTTTGTAAAAGATGTCAGTCGCAACTGTGAAATAGTCAACTACAATCTTGCTTGGTAACATGGGACAACTCACTCCAGGCACCACTTACATTTACGAACGTGTGGACGACACTGTGTTCAGACGCGAGTTAGGTGCCACAAAGCGAGAAGTAGTGGGGTACGATCATCGTACGTCAGATGGCAGACCGTTGCATGAACACATGCGGGAAGATCAGATGTGGGGCGAAATTAGACGTGCTGCAAAGAAAAATCCTGCATTGCAAGATGCCCTGGATTGTGTTATAATGATTTATCAACTGAGCAAAAACAATGAGCGATAAACTAAACATCGGCAACGAGATGCGTCAACTAGATCTCAAGAACCGGGGCTTTTACGACAGCCTAGACCGTGACGAACTCAAAAAGTTCAGTACATTTTTGATGTTGCGTTGGTCTAGTGCAGTAGAAGGATCCAGAGAGATTCAAGAGTACTATGTACAAAGCTGCAATCATTATCTAAACAAGCGATTCTTTGATATCAGCAAACATCCCAAACTACAATGGTTGTGTGCCACAGCAGTAAGCCCCGGAATGGGAGCGCCTCGACACAACTGGATTGCACCCAAAAAGAAAGAAGCTGGTGCCAGCGCCAAGCGCAAAGCCTTGATGGAAATCTACCCACACTACAAAGATGACGAAATTGATGTAATGATGAAAATTGTAACACAAAAAGAAATTGACGCTTACAATAAATCAGCAGGCAAGGAAAAGAAATGATTCAGCAACTGGTGGTCAACGGTTGTAGTTATATGGAAACATATGCTATTGGTAACGGACATCTTGATCTGGCCCGGCAGCTGAACATTCCTGTGGCTTCTAGCTTGGCCATTGGCGGCAGCGCCAACAGTCGTATTATTCGTAGCACACTCAAACACAGTTATCAAACTCAGGTTCCTACTTTTTACTTGTTGGGCATGACTTTTCTCAGCAGATTAGAAATGCCTATTTTGAAAAAAAGCCCAGCTCTTGAGTTTGAAGGTTTTTGGACCAATACACAAAATCAA